ATCTCGCCAGCCATCCCGTCGAAGAAGGTGTTCCGGGCCATCTCGCCCTTGGCCGACATCAGGTCCATCACCTCGTTCGGGCCCGAGGCGGTCATCTCCTCGTCCCAGTCGATCGTGAGGTCGACGTTCGCGTTCTTGGGCGTGAACTCAGCCGCCTGGAACGGATCGCGGATCGTGGGAGCGAATACGTCCGCCCCAGCGAACCACTTGAGACCGCCCTGCGTGCGCCACGAGAGCGGCACAACGATGCGCCGGCCTCCCGTGAAGTGCTTCACCCTCCCCCGCATGCGATTCAACATCGCGTTCGAGAGGAAGATTTGGTCCTGGATCGTGGGAATGATGAAATCCTGGACCATTACGTTCACCTGGTTCCAGGGGAACGATGAGGTCATTGTCTTGTACTCCTATGATCGGTCAGCGCTTCCAGCCGAAGCGTTTGGCTGCGGCTTCTACGGCCGACTCGACGGATTCGTTGGGTCTCGGCTTCCACGGGCCGGCAGTTGCTCCGCCGGCGCTTCCCTCGTCCACAATGGTGGCGACGGGTGAGCCCTTTCCGTTTCTCGAGTCGCCGGGGCCTGCTGAGGCCGGGGGCGCCTTGGGGCCGATCTTCACGGCGTTGGGGAACACCACGCGCGTGACCTGCTCGATCGTGAGTCGGCTTCCCACTTCGGGGTTCGCTACGATGTAATCCTCGACCATCTCGACCTGCTCGTCGGTCATCGGCTTCCCGCCGATCGTGTGCGTCGCCTGGACCGCGGTGAAGTCCGCTTCGTCCTTGGCGCGCTGGCGGCCGATGCGCTCTGCTCTCGCGTCCGTCTCGAGCGCCTCCTGACGCTTTTCAGCGTCCCGGAGCCGCCCGGCCAGCTCGCGCACAACCGGATCCTCGTGCTCGAGTGCCGCCTTTAGGACCAGGTCTTCCTTCTTGGCTGCGGCCGGAGGAGTTTCGCTCGCCTCGAGGGCGTCGCTCAGGTCCTTGCGGAGCGAGGCGACCTCCTCGAAGAGTCGCAGGGTCGCGTCATCGTCCTCAGCCGTCGTTTCCTCTTCCTCCTCCGTCGGCTTCTCATCCGGGGGCTTCTCGGCCGGCGCGGGTTCCTTTGCAGGTTCCCGGGGCGGCAGTCCCTCGGCGGCCCGCTCCTCATCGGTCAGATCGGCGTAGTAGTCGACCGTCTTGACCTTCTCGTTGGCCTTGTCCATCGCATCGGGCGGAATCATCGTCCCGGACGGAGCTGGCATGTCAGTAACTCCCTTCGTATTCGGGCTGGGCGCCCTCGACGGTTCCCATGTCCTCGACATTCTGGTTCATCTCGTTCGGGTTCGGCGGGAGTTCCTGGCCCGGCTCTCCGGCCGGCGGGGTGCCGCCTTCGCCGATGCCACCGTTCTGGGCGCGGAGCGAGACCTCCTCGAAAAACTGTCGCACGAGGCGCTTCTCGTTCGCGTCGAGTCTCTGGTCTCCGAACATGAGCGCGAGCGCCTGACGGAGCACCTGCTCCAGCCCCAGCGACGGGCGATCGGGCGGGGCCTGGGCCGTCGGCCCTACTGGCGTTTCGGGTGCCATGACCACGTCTATTTACCTCCCGCTCGGATCTCGGCGATCCTCTGCCGACGCTTCTTCGTTGAACCGCTCGCTCTGTACGGTAGCCCCTCGCGCGGGGTTGACGCAAGATGTTCCAGGTCCTCATCGCTCATGCTCGGGAATCTGCGTGGCGATCCGCCATTGCGCCGCCTCGAAAGCTCTATCGCGGCGGCCGCCTGCTGGACCTGGCTCGTTGCTGGCACCTCAGTAACCTGCGCGTACCGCCGCGATCTTGTCGCGCTTTTTCTTCCGACCGATGTTCGGGAACTTGGCTCGGACCTTCGCGCGCACCGCCGCCTCGACCGGCTTGCCGCTCGCGCGCGCGAGCGCGTTCCTTGCATGAGAGGCGTCGGGTATGGGGAACGACCCGCTTCCGGGCGCCTTGGACGGGACCGCGAAATCGCCTCGTGGAATGCGCTTCCTTGCCGCTGCCGTGAGCTTCATCGCCCTCCTCCGTTCTGCTGGCCGGCGCTCTGCGCGGCGGCAAGCTGCGCCTGCATCTGACGAACCGCGATGCGCTGTAGAATCTGCGCCCTGTTCGGATAATCAAGATCGTCCAATAGCTGCTGCCCGTCAATCACGCCGAGTTGGAGGAGCTCCTTGTCGAGGTCGATCCGGTCCTGCCTGCCCTGCGCGTCGCCGCTCTCCTGCGCCCAGCGGATCTCGAAGTCGTCGGCGTTGAAGTCGTCGGGGTTCAGCCACATGTCCCCCCCGTCGGTAGACCGGAAGTAGATCGGGTCTACGCTCTTCTTGATGTCGGCCTTGATCATCTTCTGTAGCAGGAGTGCCGCCCACTCAAGGAGCCCGGCGCCCTTGGCCCTGGCCCGGCTCGAGCCAGATTCGGTGAGTTGGCGGATTGCCGACGCCGCCTCAACGCCGATAGGCCTCTGCCCCTGGAGTGAGTCGGGGGTGCCGCCCACAATCTGTATGTCCTGGCGACGGCCAGCGCGTCTCTCGAAGTGGGATTCCGCGAGCCCCTGCGGCTGAAGGTACTGGAGCGTCGCGCCGCGAGCGATCCGCAGCACCTCGCCACCCTCAACCGACGACTTGTCCGCGGAGAGCCTCGAGTCGGTGCTCGTTACGACCGGCGGATTCCCCTGGAGCTCCAGCGCGCGCGCGATCGTCTGATCGCTCCGATTGATGTCCCGCTGGATGGGGATGATGTCGTCCAACTCGCCCCGACCGTAGAAGCGGCCGCCCTGCTCGTAATCGCGTCCAATCACCACGGGAACTCCGTCGAGTGCCTGGTCGACCGGCATGGGCGGAGCCAGCAGCACCCCGCTCGCCGTGACCGGGATCATCCTCCAGCCGGAAGGACAGCACGGCTCTTCCTGGTGCATGGAGTATGGAATCCTCAGCTCGCCAGACGGGTCGTCGATCAGCTTGTCGCCCTCGTAGCGGACGCTCATGGTCGAGTAGTCGCGAACGAACATCTGGATGAGGAAAGTCGTCTGCCCGAAGACCATGTAGGAGCCGGTGTCGACCCCGTACTCGCCGGTCGTGGTCGCCGCGGGAGAGCCTTCGACGATGGCGGATGGCATGGTGCCAATGATCTGGACCATGTTGAGCCCGCCCATCAGTCCAGCGGCCTCGAGGTAGGGGAGCACCAGCACCTCATAGCTCGGGCTCGCGATGTTGTCGGGCTTGATCCGGTCCGCGACCTTCGGGAAGAGCGCGCGGAGCCGGCGCGTCGAGACCGGGCGAGCGATGAAGAAGCACTCGAGCTCGGACTCGTCGGTGGCCTGGTCCGGGTAGTAGTCGAACGGCGAGAGATACTTCCCGACGGCGCGGCCCTGAGAGTCCCAGCCGATCATCGGACAGCACCAGCCGTACTTGAGGAGATCCCGCGTCGCGACCCTGAAGAGCCGATCGAAACCCGTGCTGTCCATCTTGTACGTGGCGTAGTCGCGGAGCCGGGCGACCTTGTCCTCGTCCATATAGCGGCGGGGCACGGGCTCGGGCCTTGGCCTGGACTGGGTCAGGATAGGCCACACCGTCTCGATGGTGGAGAAGCAGTAGTTCGTGACCGGGTTGTTTCGGTTGTCCCAGGGGTCCTGGTAGTGGAAGCCAGAGTAGTAGAGTTCGCAGGTCTTGAGCCGCTCGGTTTCGCCGCGCTTCAGGTGGAAGGCGTTGTTGAACTTCTCGAGCGCCCAGGAGACGACCTTCTGTTCGGCCTCGTTTCCCGACCCGAAGGATCCGAACGGGGGAACCTCGGGGACGTGCCGTTCGCTTGCGACAAAGAGCGACCGATCCGGCAGCGTGACGGCCATCCCGGGCATTACAAGTACCCCATTTTTCTGAGCTTCGAGGTCTGCGGGCCTTCCTTGAGAACTTCATAATCCTGGAGCCCGTGTTCCTTTTGGAGCTGCTTGTGGTGGGCGCGGTTTTTCACCACGGCCCCGATGCTCCAGTTGTAGTGCTCAGGGAAGTCATCTACGACTGCTGGCGGCGCGAAGACCCGCGTCGCGGTGCGCGGGCAGGAGTTGCACTTGATCTCGACCGGGTGCTCGTCGGTCATCTTGCGGAACACTTCGGTGCGGTGCCCCTTCTCGCACGAATATTCGTAAATCGGCACGTCAGCGCTCGGCCGCGGCGGGGGCGACGCACCGGGCGGCCTCTCGGGCCCGCTTGATGTTCGCGTTGCCCATCTGGTTGATCGCGGTCATCGCGGCAATACGCACGCGCTCCATATGGTGCCCGTCCCCGGCGAGGCAGGAGAGGTGCGCGGGAAGCGGCTCACAGGCGCCGGCGTTCGGGGTATAGGTGCCGCGATTGGGGTCGCGCGGGTCGACCTTGCGGCCGCACATGAAGCAGCATGCAAAGCCCTCGGCGTCAGGGAACCTGTCGTCGTCGAACAGCCTCTCGCCGCTCACTCGGCGATCTCTTCGATCTGCGCGTTCACGAGCATGTCCTCGATCGTTCCTGCGACGATCCGCTCGACGGCCTCCGACACCGTCTGGCCGTAGAGCCCGGTCGCGACCATCTGGTCCAGATAACCCTTGACCTTCGAGTTGGTGAAGAACTGTATCGAGACTTCGTTCATCTCAACCCTCCCGTCCCGAACTTCTTCTGCCGCGCCTCGCGCTGAACTATAGCATCCTGCAAATTCAGCACCTCGTCCAGCGTCATCCCGGTCTTGACGAGCGCAAAGGCCGAAGCGGCGTCGGCTCCCTCGCGTTCCTTCATGAGCGACGCCGTCGTAGCAGTCGACCGAATCATCGCCTCTGAATGCGGCTCCAGGGGATTGTTGATTGACCCACGGTGCGCCATGAGGCACAGGCCGAACGCGACCAGAAGATCTTTCTCCGAGCCCACCCCGGACTGCACCTTGTCGTCCACGTACACCGCGGTCTGGATCTGCTGGATCGTATGCGGGCAGTAGATCCTCCCCATCCTGACCCGGATGTACTTCCTCAGCGTATCGAAGAGGTACTGGCGGTTTTTCATGGTGGCAATGTAGCCGGGCTTGTCCGTGACCTCCCCGGCGACGGATTCCGGGCTCACCCGGCGGAAGTAGAGGTTCGGGTAGCCGAACTGCGTGATCGTGTCGTGGAAGAGGATTCCGTGGTTGTTCGCCTCTCCGATAATGAGCGCTTCGCGGTAGTAACGCGCCAGGTCGATCGCCATGAGAGCGAGGACGTCGGGCGGGGCCTTCCCGTACCAAGTCGCGCACAGATCCATCGTCTGATCGTCGAGCACGGCGAGCGGCGAATTATCCGACCCGCGGTCCCCCTCCGACGGGTCCGCGCCAACGACGTACGTGTGCCGGTCCTGGGGCTCGAAGAAGATCCGAAGCCTTCCGCCCTCCTGAATGACGATCTCGGGCGGGCCGAATTGAGGCGGGTCGCTCGTGATCTCACTCAGCTGCGGGAGCTTCCCCTCGAGCGCGTAAGCCGTGGCGTCCTTCGTGTACGCGGCGACCGCCTCGGTGTCGAAGGCGGGACGACCGGAGAGCGAGAACGCTTCCTGGTCGGTGGCCGGATACTCCTGGGCGAACTTGTCCAGGTCCCCGTCCAGGTTTACGCGGATGCACCAGCGGCGCCACTTGAGCTTGGCGTTCGTGATCTCGGGGTGCTCAAGCATGAGCTTCTGCTCCTCGGCCGTGCGCCAGAACTTCTCGCCGGGGCGGAGCGGTCGCTCGTACTCCTCATGCTGGAACCAGGGGACGAAGATCGGGGTCCAGCCCTTCTCGTCGTCCGGGACCTGTGGGTCGATCGAGAGGCCGACCGCGCGTTGCCATAGGTTATGAAACTTCTGGCCGATCCCGCCCATCCCGTTCGCCGTGCTCTCGATGACGGCAAGCGAATCGAGCGTGACGGGCACCGTTTGCATGACCGCCGCCAGCGTGTTCTCGGCCTGCTCGAAGTAAGCGAATTCACTCAAGTGAACGGACTGCGCGGTGTACCCGCGCGGGTCCCCCTGCACCTCGACCTGCATCCTGGATCCCTCGTCGAACTCGATCTCGTGGACGTTCTGGATGCGGGTCTCCTGCTGCATTTCCTCGCGCAGGAATCGGTGGAAGTTCCGGCTCATCCTGAAGAGCGCGCGCGAGCTCTTGAGCGTGTGCGCTAGGACCAGCGCCGAGCGGTTCTGGCGCGTGAGGCAGTCCCAGAATAGGAGCGCTTCAACCACCGTGGAGACCCCGACCTGGCGGGCCTTGAGTATGGCGAGACGCGGTGGGATGCCGGCGGCGACAAGCGAACGGATCTTCTGATAGATCGTACGCTGGGTGCTGTTGAGGATGAATGGGACGCGCGCGCCCTGCTTCGTGATGATGACGAGGCAGTCGCGGCAGAACTCGGGGAAGTGCTCGAGCTCGGAGTAGTACTCGAGGCCTGGGAACTCGGTAGGGGGCGGGACGTCCTCGGCCGCCCCCCGCCGTGCTGCTACTGCTCGAACGGGATGGGCTGTTGGACGCTGAAGTCCACGACCGCGGCCGACCCGAACGGGTAGAGAATCCGTTCGTCCTCGGTCACGATCAGCTCCACCTTGAGGCCGGCGGCCTCGTTCTTCAGCTTCACCTTCACGAACACCTGGTCCTTCTTGAAGATCATCTCGTGGCCCACCACCCTGCACGCGAACTTCGTTGCCGGCTTCATCGTCTACCCTCCGGTTCTTGCTCTCCAGCCTGCGCGCGTTCTCGGCCCCGCCGTAGCGCAGGGCGCGAGCCTCGAAAGACTGCTTCGGCGCGCGGTTTTTCGCCCACTCACGCTCAACGCGGATTTCCTCTTCGGTCCTGTTCTTGGAGCGTCGGTTCGCCCATACCTCTTTATTCCGGGCCTGTCTCGCCAACCTGGCGGCCCGGCGCCGCTCTCGTTCCTCTGACGATTCCGGCACGCTCGAATCCTTGGAAGAGGGTGATGACCACGTCCTCGACCGCCTTAAGCTTGCTATCGACGGCCGCGGTGTTGCGGTCCACCGCCGCCCGCAACAATGCAGTCTCGGACTTCACCTTGTCCATCGCCGCAGCGACGGCGTTCGCCTGGTCCGCGACCGCATTGGTGATGGCCGACACGGCCTCGGCGGCCTGAAGGTAGGCGCGAGCGGAGCGCCAGCCGGCGAAAAATCCGGCCGCCGCGACCACCGTCAACCCAAGGGGAAGGACCCAGAGAGCCTCGGTCATTTCGCGTGCGTCCCCTCGACCCCAGCGGCAATCCTCCGCCTGGTGCGGTCCTCGAGTCGATTCAGCGCCATGACGAGATTCGAGATCGCGTCCTGGTTCTCGGTACAGCCGAACTCGGAATCCTGGTAGAAGCGCAGCCGGTCGAGGCAGGCGTACATGACGTCCTCGACGAAGGCGCCGTTGGGCGGTCGCCGCTCCTCCCCGCGACCGAGCGGGCCGTCCTGCCAAGAGATCGCAAAGCCAAGACCCGAGCTCACGCCCCCAGCGGGCCGGCCGTCCTTGTCCTTCCAGTGTCGCGACTGATAGCCGATCGTGCTCACCTATCCCTCCTCGATCAGAAAAGGATCTCGCCATCCTGGGTCGCCGCCGACTCCCGGTAGAGCATCTCGAAGAACTTCGACGGGCGGACCCGGAGCGCTCGGGCGAGTTTCACGATCACGCTCGCTCTCAGGTCCGGGTTGTTCCGCATCCAGTACATCTTCCCGTTTCGGAGGCCCGCCCGGCCAAAGATTGTTGTACGACTCGGCTTCCCGGGCAACCTCATCCTCAGACGGTCGATCACTCTCTCCCAGGCAGTCAGGGACGGGACACCCGTCTCGACCCGGCGCCTTCGGATTGATTCCGTGGACCGGGCAACTGAAGTATCCGTCATTCCTCGACTCCTCCCAGCAGTGCTGGCAGATCCCGTTGATCGCAGGGGCGCCGTTATCGTCGACCAGCCGTATCACGCTCGCCGGAGCGTGGATCTTGCAAATACCCCACGTCGCGTCCGGCAGGACGTCGCCGTCAAACCTTGGATCGCTCACGGCCGAACGGTAGCGGTACGGAAACTTGAGGTCAAGGGAAGATTTTTATTGACTCGGTTCGCCGCTAGCCCCATGTTGAGCCTCAACAACGTCCCAGCCACTCGAACCTGGGGAGGGAACCGTGTACGCAAAGACGTTCACGGCGCTGTGGGAGGGCTCGATGGTTGGGCGATCCGACGCGCAGCTCGTGTTCATCTTCCTGTTCTGCCACTGCGACCGAGTCGGGTTTGTCGAAGCGCACCCAGCCGTGATCGCCGCCAAGACCGGGATCCCAGTAGAGCGCGTCGACGACGCCCTACGGTACCTCGAGGAACCAGACCCCAGGAGCCGATCAAAAGCCGAGCAGGGAAGGAGGATTGTGGCGCTGAACGGCGACCACACCGCCGGCTGGAAGGTCGTCAACTACGAGTACTACCGAGGGCTCCGAAGAGCCGAAGATAGACGTGAATACCACCGAAACTACTGGCACAAGCGAAAGGTTAAGTCTCAACCGCCCTCAACCACGCTCAACCCCACTCCACCGATAGCAGATGCAGATGCAGAAGCAAAGGCAGATGCAGAAGCAAAGGCAGAAATACGGGACGTTGGTGGTAGTTCACCGTCTTTGGGTTTAAAAACCTCTGTGGTTGGCGAACGTAAGCGGTCGCGCTCTAAAAGCGCTCCCGCCGACATCGTCATCTCCCTCCCTACAAATCGAACAGGGATGGAGCACGCCGTCACGAAGGACGCCATCCAGGAGCTCGCGCCTCTCTACCCAGCCATCGACGTGATGCAGGAACTCCGAGCTATGCGAGGCTGGCTCCTAGCGAACCCAGCGAACCGGAAAACGGCTAAGGGCGTGCCCAGATTCATCGTGGGATGGCTCAATAGGGAGCAGGACGGGGCTCCGAGAGGCGGCAGATCGGGTGGATTCTCGAAGGGCAAGGGCGCGACGCTCATGGAACTTGGACGGCGAATGAAGGAGGCTGAAAATCATGGGGAAGGCTGACGCAACACTCGCACTTGGTAAACTGGTTTCCGCGTTCCGCCAGGACGGCATCCGTGAGGACACCGTTGAGACCTACGTGGACCGACTCCAGGACATCGACCCGCAGCTCCTAGAGGCCACCGTGAACCAGATCATCGACCGGAGCAAGTTCTTCCCGTCTGTGTCCGAGATCCGCGAGTTGGCCGGCAGGATCGCCGGCGTCCTGCCCCCGCTTGCGGCCGAGGCGATGGCCCTGATCCGGGCCGCGGACCGCCGCGAGTCGGTCTTTCGGAGGGACGGGTCCTTCGCCTACGAGGAGCGGTTTTGGGAGTGGCCCGAGATGACGCCGGTGACCCGCCAGGCGGTGGAGGCGGCGCTCGCGAAGGCTGGGGAGCCTTGCGACCCTGACGGGAAGGCCCGCTTCGGCTGGGAGACCGGCTTCCAGAAAATCTACGAGGCGGAAGCAACGGAGGTTTCCGTGCGCCCCCTTGCGGACCTCTCCCGCGCCAGGCTCCCGGCCGGCCGCGGCGAGGATACGAGGCTCATCGGAGAGGGAGCGGCCAGGTGAAGGACGCTCCATCACCGCAGTTCCTATCCAGGCTCGACACCTACCGACTCGAGGGGCTCGTGGGCGATACTTTTCAGGCCCACGGGGATACCGAGAACGAGAGGCTCTCCTCCCTCGAGGCGAAGGCGTACACGACCTGGGTCAAGAAGAACGCGGACCGCTGCGGAAACCACCACCCAGAGACCGTAGGATCCGCCTTCCTGATGCGCCACGACCCGAGCTGGACCTGGCCCGAGTTCTCGATCGGCGCCATGCCGACCGCGGCGAGCACCGCGCCCCCAGCCGGCTTCTCGAGGCCCGACCCCGTGCTACCTCCCGGAGACGCCTACGAGGGTCCCGAGGAGCCGGCGACGCTATTCACCGAACCGGCGGAAGTCCCGCCACCCACGGAGGGATGATGGGATCCAAACGACCCAACGACGGCACCATCCTCATGATGCGCCCCCTCGCTCACGATCCCTCGGTCCCCCACGCCTTCAACCACACCGGCGGGGAGTGCCCCAAATGCGGCAGCAAACGGCACCACATCCTCTACTGCCTCCAGGGACAGACCGGCCTCCCAAAAGTCGTCGGATGCGAAGTCGACGGCGAACACCTCCACCGCCAGTGCGGAGACTGCGGCTACCCCTGGATCGAACGCTGCTACGACCACGCCATCCACTCCCAAGAAGAGGGCGTTACCATCGCCGAGTCCCAGCTCATGAGCGCCCTCGCGGCCCTCGCACATCGCTCCGGCGGCATCTCGCTCGAGCAAGCCGTCATCTCGGGATACCGGGGATGGACCATCCGCTTCACCCGAGACGCGGACCGCGGATCCGTCACCATCACCGCCGAGGAAACCCCGCCCTCTGGAGAACCCGCACACCCCGAGATGCGCCCCGCACACCAGCCAGGGAACCAGCCCCGAGGGAGGGCTTCGTGAACTCAAACCCCACCATCAAGCGCCTCGAACCAGGCCAGTCCGGCCACGACGCCCAGGGAGTCAAGCCCAACTACAACCACAAACGCGCCGGAAGAATCGGCGGCCTGCTCCCAGGAAAGCGCTGCCGCCTCTGCGGACAACAGGGACACCGCTCCCAAACCTGCCACAAACACCGCCCATGACCCACAAACCCATCTCCCGCCTCGACCACCTCCGAGCCGACCTCGCACGCGCCGAAGCCAAACTCAACGCCGCCCTCCGCCACAACCCCCCCTACTCCGGCTCCCTCACCCAAGACCACCTACGCGCCCTCCGACTACTTAAAGACGCCGAATCCCGCTCCGCCAAAGGCTGGCCCGATCACGCCCGCCCAGGCGATGGCTCCCAACCATGACCACCTGCGAAGACACCCTCTGGATACGCCTCGACCTCACCAACCAAGGCCAGAACTGGCTCCGCTTCCAAGCCTGGCTGACCCTACTCCAAAAAGGGACCCATCCACGAGACCCACGCACACGGGGCCCCCACCCCGCCTCTCTGTAACCGCTACGCGTGGGACTCCTCAAGGAGTGGGGACCGACCCCGAGGCACCCGGCAGGCACCGACTGCCCCGAACGCGACCCCCGGCGCCACTACCATCCCTAAACAGCGAAAACCTCGCCAGAAGGCGCAGGAGACACGATCGCGCCCCGACCCATGCCACGGTACTGCCCACCCCGTATTTTTGCCTCTGGCGGCTTCCCCGGCCTTCCCGCCCCCAGGGAGCGTAGGTGCGAGAGGCCATAAGAACCCCGTATGCGAACCTCTGTAGAGGTAGGAGCCTTTAGAGGCCGCGCGTGCGCGAGGGGGGAGGGTGGGGGTCGAATAGGCCTTGACATCAAGGGGAACGTCTGATAGATTAGGTATTGGTGCTGGGGTGGTCCTGGTGCCTTGACTGCTAGGGGGATGGTATGAGGCAATTGGAACGTGATCCGTTCGCGAGGGCGACGCTTGTGAAGGAATCGCCGCAGCCGGTTGACTGTGCGTGGTGCGGGGGACGTGATGGGCAGGGTCGGTGCTACGTCTACCGTTGGGAGTCGGACGGTCAGATGGGCTCGGTTCATCCGCGATACACGACGCTTCGGCGGTTCTGCTCGAAGGCGTGCTGGGAGTCCTATTCATGACCGCGCCCACAATCAAGCCGGGAACACGGGACGCTCTAGGCCGCTTCGCGCCTGGCAACGACCAGCGCCTTGAGAAGAACGGGCACTGGAAAGGCGATGCCGTGTCGCCGGAAGCTGCGCGAGACCGGCTCAAGCGTCGGATGCCGATTCATGGCCCGTGCGAGGGCTGCGGAGCGAAGGCAAGTGACCGTCACCACAAGGATGGGAACACACGCAACAACGACCCCTCGAACATCGCTCAACTCTGCCGCCGCTGTCACATGAAGGCGGACGGGAGACTGGCAAAGATCGCTGCGATGGATGCGTGGCGGTCGCGCCGTGAGCGCAAAGTTGGTGGCAGATGAGCGCCAACCTTGGAATGTGCGAGTGTAGCGAGCTGAAGTGCGGGCGGCAGCACAACGGCTTTCATTGGAACGTTCCGGACCGCGGCAGGCTCAAAGGCGTATTCGGCCAGTGTCAAGGCAGTGCCGTGCGGTTAGTAACGGTGCGAACCAAGGCAAGCGTGATTTGGCCCGCCGGGCAAGAATACACGCTGAAACTTTGCGAGCCTTGCGCTCAGTTTCACGAAGCGAAGGCGGGTGCGCGATGACCCGCTACCGAGTCGAGTTGTGGATCGTTGGGGCGCATCCCGACCCCGACCGCATGCCCGATGTCAACGTTCGCGTGCGGGCCAGGTCTCACGGCCGGGCACTCCGGGCGGCCGAACTGATGGCGACGCGCGCGGCGTACGAGTCCGACAGGCTGGCGCGCTTTCTCGGGGTTGAGGTGGAGGATTCCAACGTGTACGAGGAGGATGCGCCCTGCGCGCTCTTCCACAACCGGCCGTCAACGGCCGACGATCGGGTTTTCTGATGGCTCAAAGACCGTGGCGGGATTTCGTGCCCTCGGAGCGCTGCCAGGGCTGCCAGTGGCAGCGTGAGGGCTTGACCGCGTTCGACGATGCCGACGGCGGGCGGTTTTGGTTGTGCGATTCCTGCAAGCCGGCGGCACAGGCCGAGAAGGCCGCGACGCTCGCGGCTCGGGAGCGCGCGGGGGAAGCGAAGGAGCGCGAGGGGGCAGGGCAGACGCGATGCCTGTGACCTGCAAGCGCTGTGGCGAGTCTTGGCCCCGCGATCCCGCGCTGGAAGTGCCATGCCCCACGTGTCAGGCGCCGATCGGGGTCAAGTGCAAGCGTCCGAGCGGTCACGGCTGCGAGTTGCACGCGCAGCGTGATCAGGCCGCGATGGACGCGGGGAAGCTACGGAAGTGTACCGGCGCGCCGAACGTGGCCCAGGCGGTCCCGGAGGCGCCTTTAACGCTATTCTGACGCACGGTCCCGCCGGACCGGACGTGTACGCGGGTCGCGCGGCGGCGCGGCTCGCCATCCCGCTAGGGGGATTACGATGGGCGAGTACGCCGAGATTTCAGGAGAGCGCGTCAAGATCGGGACGTGCGAAGACATGTACTATTTGCGCTTCGATCAGCGCCATCAGGTCAGGGCGCTGCATGGCAACGTGAACCCCGTCAAGGATGCGCCGGAGTTGCGCTTTCGGTTCCCGTGGCCCGATGAGGACGTGACCGAGCCGGGAGCATTCGAGAAGTACCACCGCAGCCTTGCGGTATACGGCTTCACATCTACCGGCAGCTTCGAGCATCACGCGGTGCAATTTGTCGCTCAAGCCGGTTACAACGTCTGTCTGCCGTGCCCCGAGTCGAACGCCGCGCAGCCGTTCGCCATTCACCGAAACGGCTTTGCTGGCGCGGTCCAGCTCGTGCAGCAGCGATTCATTCCCTCGATCGGATTGGTCCCGGTGTTGATGTGCGGCGGCTGCGGTGCGAAGTACCGCCTGGAGGATCGGCACGAGATCGAAGCGCTCGCGGTGGCGATACGCACCGAGGGGGACAAGCGCGATCGCGAGGAGCGGCTGGCCCGCGACTTTCACGATCGCAAGGACGGTCCGCATCAGTGGGCACCAATGCCGAGCGTCTTCTACCACACGATCGCCGATCGCGTCTTGGCCGGAATCGCCGAACGGATCGCGGCGTGACCCCGCGCCACTGGGACGAGCTGCCCGGTTCTCAAGGCTGGGCGCGGCAACAGCAGGACCGACTCTCGCGCGAGCGCCGGGAGTGGTTTGCCATGTGGGCTTCTTTCGTGGGCGCGGTGGTCGTGTTCGCGATCCTCGCGCTACTGGGGGACAAATGAACCGCCGCATCCGCCGCATCATGACCCCGCTCGAACTCGAGGTCTACCGGCGGCTGGTATCGCAGGAAGAGCTCGAGGGGAAGGAGATCGCCGAGCTTTGCATCAGGGCGAGCCGCGACGCCCACGAGGCCATGTCCAACGTTCAAACGAGCGCGGACGTTCGCCACGGCGCAGCGCTGTACAAATTCGCGGCCGACATGGCGCAGTGGATGGTTGACCACCTCGATCCTGCCGCGCCCTAGCGCCGGCGGGCCGGGCGGATCCCGGTTGACCACGAGGGACGGCGCGACCGCGCGACCGTCCCGCCTCTTTGGGGGAAACCTTGGAACTGACGAAGATGCAGTTATGGGCGCTGAAGTGCTACCACGTGGGCCGGATTCACGAGGCGACGCAGCCGGGAGCGTTTCAGTCGGCGGGCTTTCTCATGGGGATCAGGGGGGAGTGTGATGCGATCGAGAAAATCGAGGTGGAGGCGAAAGCGCTGGAGGATGGCGATGCGTGACCTAAATTCGATCATAACGCGGCTCAAGCTCGCGAGAGCCCAGGCGCACCCGCACACGCGGCGCCAGCAGATCGACGCGGTACTTGTGGACCTGGAGGCGCTCGCGCCGGTCGTTGAGGCTGCAATCGAATGGGGAGCGGTAGACCGCGAGTGGAGCCTTCCCGGGATGGGGCCGCGTGAAGCGCTCTACGATCGGTTCCGCGCGTCCGGGAACAAGCTACGGGCCGCGCTCCAGGCCTTCATCGGGGCAGCCCCGGTCCCCAGCCAATCACCGCCAGAAGGCCTATAAACGCAAGTCCCAGGATCACCCATGCCACGAGGCAGGCCAGCACCCAAACTAGGGCCCAGGACCGCCCGCGAGGGCTTCCTGGGCGTTCTGCTCTGTCGTGGGTCACGATGTATTCTACCTCGGGTCCCGGCGGCTCGAAAGCTCCGATGCTCACCATAGGTCGCCCTCTGGCGGTGCGTAGGCGACGATACTGACGCCTTCTCGCTGGAGGCTTCGGATCGGCGGGACGATCCTCGCGCGAAGCTCCCGCACGTGCTTGTCGTCCGTGTAGAGCACCTTGGTCATTGCGTCTTCGACGCACTTCACGAGGTTGCTGAGGTCGGCCGCGTGGACCGTATAGAACGTAAGCTGTAGTCCCACCGGCTCGTCAACGAGCGGCATCCCGACGCGGCACGCCTTCACGGTCCACGCCACCGTGCGCGACCACTCAAAGAGGCCCTTCCGGCGCTTCCACATCCGGGCGCTTGGCCGGGCGATCGGCTTGCCGGGTACGAAGACATCGAGGAGCGGCTCCCTCACGGGCACTTCCGCATCAACTCGCTCGGGACGTTCGCGAGTCCCGTCAGCTCGTACGTGAGCGCATTCCCTATCTGAAATCGAGACGCTGGGGCGATAGCCTTCTTGGGCCCGTAGCCGGGCACGCCGGGCAGCCCGTCCGCCCTGTCCCCCATCCAGGAAAGCAGGTGGCGAATCCGGCTCGGCGGCACGCCGAACTTCGCCTCTATCGCTTCCGGGCCCAGCACACGGCCCGCGCTGTCCACGAGGAGGATCCGGGGCGTTACGATCTGCGCCATGTCCTTGTCATCGGTCAGGACCAGCACGAGCTCCCGCCGGGGGCACCCGGACGCGAGGGTCGCGATCAGGTCGTCGGCCTCGAATCCCGGCGCAGTGAACCCGGGGTACCCCGCGTTCCGGCACTGCTCGAGCGCTCGCACGAGATCTTGCGGTTTGGGCGGGCGAGAGGCCTTGT